AAATTGCAACATTGCAATCATATTTGAAGTCTGGTGGTATTGTTTCCAACTCAACAACAGTTGCCTTGACAGCGAACAGCACAATTAACGTTGCTATCGTTGCTAACACTCTTTCTTTATCAACAGCGTTGCCTGGCACATCTGGTGGTACTGGCCTTGCTTCATACACAGCAGAGCAAATTCTTGTTGCTAATAGCTCAAACGGATTCCGTGCTTTGGGTGCTGGTGCAGAAGGTACAGTATTGCAGATTGCAAGCGGTGTTGTTGCCTATCAAAGCCTCGATGGAGGCACGTTCTAATATTTTTTTGGAGTTATTATGGAAGCTGAATTTGTTAATATGTTTGTGCAAAAGCAAAAAGACACAATGGTTGACTTTTTGTTAAAGAATGTAATGTTAGAAGCGCGTATTGCGCTCGCAGAAACAAAACTGCGGGCGCAAGAAGATGAACTGCAAAGATTGCAGATTGTTGAGAGTTCTGTTAAGCCGTTAGAAGAGGAAATTCTTTCTTTAAGACAGGAAAACTTGAATTTGCGTAAGACAAGTAATTAAGGCCTTATATAAGGTGTCTACTTCCTAGACAGGAAACCGATGAATAAGTATCAAATAAAAAGAACGTCCGTTTCAGGACGCACGCCAAACACAACAAACAGTTCAAATACTGCATTTATCGATGCTGGTGAATTAGCGATCAACTTACCAGATGGTAAGTTGTTTTCTTCTGATGGTTCTGCTTTGTTTGAAATTGGTGCTAATCTTGCGACTCTTAGCGTTTCAGGAAACACCGTAGTTACCAACATTTTAATCAATGGTAACTTAACAGTCAACGGTACATCTACAACACTCAGCTCATTGAACCTGTCTCTTTCAGATAACATGATTTATCTGAACGAAGCAATAACGGAAGATATTCAAAACGCGACAGGTAACGGATCTGTCGTCGTTTATAGACTACAGAAACAAAACGGACAAATTACACCAGGAATGGTTGTAAGAGTTACGGGAGTCACTCCAACATCTTTCAACACATCTGGCTACGTAGACGTAATTGCATCCAACAGCACGACTTTTTCCATCACTTCAACAGTGACTGATAGTTATACGAATGGTGGTACAGCATATGGTAAAGCAGCCGTTAATCCTGATTTGGGATTAGCGGGTGGTTATAACGATGGCACATATCATCACGCTGGTTTTTTTAGAGACGCGACTGATGGTATTTGGAAAGTATTCGACAACTATGAACCAGAACCTGATGGTCCATATATCGACACGTCAAACTCCACTTTCCATATTGCGAACTTCCAAGCTAACGTTATATACGGCGTCGATGGAACGTTTACAGGAAACGTGAGCGCTCTTAAAACGACAGCGAACATTGCCACATTCGGAAGCAATACTTTTTTTGCAAACTCGACGGTTATTAAAATTAACGCAGACGATGTGTTAACATTTAATGACGGCACTACACAGAACACAGCGTTCAGAGTGTATGACAGTGCCGGAACACGCATTGCCTAAATACAATAAAAAGGAAACACAATGGCCGTTCCAACATCAAGAGCTGAATTTAAAGAATACTGCCTTCGCAAAATCGGTAAGCCTGTAATTGAAATTAACGTCGATGATGATCAAGTAGAAGACCGCATCGACGAATCCCTACGTTACTACTGGGACTACCATTTTGATGGTAGTGAAAAGGTGTACTACAAGCACCAAATAACAGATGTAGATAAAACAAACAGATACCTGACACTTCCAGAAAACATTATGGGAGCAGTTCGCGTGTTTCCGATTGGCGATCCATCGATTCGCTCTGATGATATGTTTAACGTTAGGTATCAGATCGCGCTGAATGATTTGTATACGCTTACTGCTTATTCTATGCTGCCTTATTACATGGCCATGCAACACTTGGCGTTGATTTCGGAATTCTTGGTTGGTCAGCAGCCAATTCGTTACAGCCGTCACCGTAACCGTTTGTATATCGACACAAAGTGGGACAACTACAACGTTGGTGACTATATTCTCATCGAGGCTTATGAGGTATTGGATCCTGATGTGTTTTCAGAAGTGTGGTCGGACCGTTGGCTACAAAACTACGCCACTGAAAAAATCAAATATCAATGGGGCTCAAACATAACAAAGTTTAGTGGAATGCAGCTTCCTGGCGGTATTCAATTTAACGGTGAACGAATCCTCACGGATGCTGAGAACGCCATTGCCAAAATGGAAGAAGAAATGATCAGTAAGTATTCACTACCAGTTGCGGATATGATCGGCTAATGGCAACAAACTTCTTTTTTAACAATTTCCAAAACAGTCTCGAGCAGGGACTGATCGAGGATCTAATGATCGAGTCTATATCAATATACGGACTCGAAACTATCTACGTGCCAAGAAATCCAAACAGTATTGACGCTGTTCTTGGTGAAGATCCAGGACGCGAATACATTCACGCTATTCCTGTTGAGATGTATGTTAAGAACGTTGAAGGGTTTAGCGGTCAGGGTGACTTCCTGTCTAAGTTTAACATTCAGATCCGTGATCAAATTACATTTACTATTGCTCGTAGAACGTTTGCGAACGAAGTTGGAATGATTGAAGGAATTGTCAGACCACTAGAAGGTGATCTGGTTTACTTCCCATTGAATAAGAAAATGTTCGAAGTTAAATTTGTCGAGCACGAATCTATATTCTACCAAATGGGATCTCTGCAAGTCTGGGATCTCCAATGTGAATTGTTCGAATACAACAACGAATACATCGACACAGGCACAGGTGAAATCGATGCCTTAATGGCTAACTATTCGAATTCAACAGATATGTTTAGTGTGTTGACTGAGAATGGTTTGGAAATAACAACAGAAGAATCATATCCATTCTTACAGGAAAGATATGATATCAATGAAAACGATCCATTAGCCACGAACGATGAGATACAAGTCGAGTCCGATGAATATATTGACTTCACTGAACGCGATCCATTCAGCGAAGGAGCATATTAATGTTTGGACATACCTTTTACCATGGAACAATTAGACGATACGTCGTGCTGTTTGGTACATTGTTTAATGACATCTACATTAACCGTCCCGATCCAAAGCACAACATTACACATACCGTAAAAGTTCCTGTTGCGTACGGTCCGCGCGATAAAGTTCTTGCGAGACTTACAGCTGATCCTAATTTGGATAGAAAACCAGCGATAGTGTTGCCGAGAATTTCATTTGAGATGACAGATCTCAGATACGCACCAGAACGTAAGCTGAACACTATCGGTAAACGATATGTCAGGGACGGCGATAATGCTAACAATATCAAGTATCAATACAATCCGGTTCCGTACGATATCAACTTCTCGCTTTCCGTCATTGTAAAAAACACTGACGATGGTTTGCGAATCATTGAACAGATTCTTCCGTTCTTTACACCTGAGTGGACTTCAACTGTTCATCTGATTCCTGAGATGGACATTACGATGGACATTCCTATCATCTTAAATGACGTCAGTGTCGATGATCAATACGAAGGCGCTTTCGATGAACGAAGAGCGCTTGTTTGGAATTTGTCATTCACACTTAAAGGTTATCTCTACGGTCCTGTTCGCAAAGCTGGTATCATCAAATTTGCAAACAGCAGTATATTTGGTACTCTTGGTTCGACGCAATCTTTGTCTTCTATTACTACTCAGCCTGGCCTGCTTGCAAACGGTGCGCCAACGTCTGACATTAACCAAACTATAAGTAGGGATATGATTTATCCAGACGATGACTTTGGATACATTGTCCAGTTTACAGAACCAGGCGCTTAATATGAATGATGACCCTATTGCACAAACACTTGATTTGAGACCGTTAGATGTACTACCAGTCGTTAGTAAATACGGTGATACAGATCAAACTATAGATGACTTCGAGTACGCTCGAGGTAACCTTCTTGCGGTTATTGAAAAGGGTCAAGAGGCATTGTCTGGTATTTTAGACGTAGCTGGAATGTCGCAGCACCCAAGAGCATATGAGGTTGCTGCTAAATTAATCGATTCTGTTTCAGCGGCCAATAAAGATTTACTCGAATTGCAAAAACGCAAAAAAGAATTAACAGGAGTTGGCTCTGCTCCTACAACAGTTAATAATAATCTCTTCGTTGGAAGTACTGCTGAACTACAACAACTAATAAAAAAGCAGAATGAGCAATCTAAATGATGCATATCTTGGTAATCAGAACTTAAAGCGTTCTAATGTAAAGCACGAATGGACCCCAGAACAAATCCAGGAATGGATGAAGTGTGCGAGAGATCCCGAATATTTTATTCAAACATATGTAAAAATTGTTAACGTTGACTTGGGTTTGGTCAACTTCGGTTTGTATGATTACCAAAAAGACATTGTAAAACTTTCAGTACAAGAACGTTTTGTTATTTGTAAAATGCCGCGTCAGTGCGGTAAGACAACTACAGTTGTCGGTATCATTCTGTGGTATGCACTGTTCCACGATCGATACAGTGTTGCTATCTTGGCTCACAAGTTAGCACAAGCACGAGAAATTCTTTCTCGTTTCCAATTAGCGTACGAACATATCCCTAGATGGCTCCAACAAGGTATTGTTGAATGGAACAAGGGTAACATTGAACTTGAAAACGGTTCAAAGATTCTTGCATCTGCAACATCCTCAAGCGCTATTCGTGGTGGTTCTTTCAACATGGTTTATCTTGACGAATTTGCGTTCGTTGAAAATAACATGCAAGAAGACTTCTTCGCTTCTGTCTATCCTACGATTTCATCTGGTAAGACTTCCAAGATCTTAATAACATCGACTCCTAACGGTCTTAATATGTTTTATAAGATATGGACCGACAGTGAAGAAAAGAAAAATGCATATAAACGTGTTGATGTTCACTGGAGCCAGGTACCCGGTCGTGATGAGGCGTGGAAAGCAGAAACGATTCGAAACACATCCGAAGATCAGTTCCGTGTGGAATTTGAATGTGAGTTCGTTGGTTCTTCGAACACTTTAATCAGTCCGACAAAGCTCAGAATGTTGCGTTCTGTGAATGCTTTAATGCAGAACCACGATACGAGAATATTCGAGCAACCAATACAAGGTCACCAATACGTTATTGTTGCAGATACTGCGCGAGGCGTGGCTGGCGACTATTCAGCATTTATTGTATTCGACGTCTCGATGTTGCCGTATACAGTTGTGGCGACATATCGAAACAATATGATATCGCCGATGTTGTATCCAAACATTATCCATCAGCTTGCGCGTCACTACAATAATGCGTACGTTCTCGTTGAAACAAACGATATCGGTGAAACGATTGCCACAACACTACATTTCGACTTGGAGTATGAAAATATTCTGACAACCGTTAATAACGGACGAAGTGGTCAAGTTGTATCACCTGGCTTTGGTCAGGCTACTCGTTTTGGTGTTAAGACTTCCAAGCAAGTCAAACGCATTGGATGTCTCCAATTAAAAACACAAGTGGAGAGCGACAAGCTCATTATTCGTGATGAAAGAATTTTGTACG